TTGCCTTATTTTCAACAGTCAATTTGTCACCATTGTCCATGCGGTATCCGGTTGATGTTGTCACATCGCTATTGCCTAAGAAGCAAGTGCCGCTTGAGCTGTGAAGATAGACCATCTCTGCCTCTTGCGTTGCATCAACAAGTGCTGTTGGCGATGTAGTGATAGTGACTTGGCGTGTGGAAATGCCCATTATGGCTCCTTGATTGTTCGGGGAAGAGTTAGCCTAGAAGAGCTGAAACTTCATCGGCGGTGAGACCTGTTCCGACTGGGTAGCTCATGAAATCAATGCAATTTCTTCTTCAGTCAAACCAAGTTTTTCAAACACGGCTTTTCTTGCCAATTCTTTGGCTGCATTCGCTTCACGCATTGCAAGAATTGTTGGGCTAATCTCTGTTTTTAATTGATCTTTTGTTGTTTCAATTTCTGAAACTTCATTTGTTTCAACATTGTGTTCAACAATGATGACTTTATCCGCCATAGACGACATAACTTCCTCCATTAAATGAACCGCTTGCGACAACCAATTGGATTGAAGATACGGCTTCAGCGACTTTGTAAGTTCCCATTTGCATGTTTATGTATCCCCCACCGGCTGAATCTCGATAATAATGATTGTATTCAGCTGATGTGAAACCTGTGCTTTTGCAATTTGTAAGCCTTACCCACAAAACATGATTGCTTTGTGTTGCACCTTTGGCATCATTTGGTGTCAAAAGAAAACTGGTTTCAGCTGTACCCCGAGTAAAATCTGTTGTTGAACCTTTTTGAATCATTACTCCTTGCGCATAATTGCCACCAGTGTTTGAATTTATTCGAAAAAGCAAATTGTCATTTATGGTGTGTGTTAATGAATAAACGAAAAAATCAATTTGATCATAATTTGATAAACCCGTAATACTCAACGACGAACCACTAGGCGTACCTGTGGCAATTTCTGACATTGCAAGCCCGCCAGTGCTAGGCGTGACCCATGTTGGCACGCCACCGCTAACACCTAAAACCTGACCAGTTGTTCCAATCCCACGGCGTGTGAATGTTCCTGAACCTGTGCCATAAATAAGATCACCATTTGTTGTGATTGCGGTTGCCATTGAATTTGTGATTGTTACGTCACCTGAAGTGCCACCGCCTGAAATGCCTGTTCCCGCAGTGACGCCAGTTATGTCACCGCCAGCCGTCCAAACAAAATCCATGTCAGTATTGGAATTTTTAGCAAGCACCTGACCAGTTGTGCCGCCCTTTAGATCAGCCAGTGAGGTATCAACCGCCTGACCAAAAACCTCAAAATCTGCTGGAAGGTCTGTGACCAAGTCGCTCGACGTTGGCATTTGCCAGCCGAAATTGCTTGTCGGATTTGCCATTTGTTCCCCTTTTCTACGCCACTATTGTGGCATTTGCCCAGTCTAAAGTCGGCGACACGCTCGCCCATGTTTCGGTGATTGGCACGTCGTTCCAGCGCATTGCCTGCAATGAATAAGCCAATGGCGACAACAACAAGGTCACTGAAAGTTGGTTGTATGACGCTTGAAATGACCAGCCTTCTACAAAACCCTGAAATGTACCTGAAGCCATGTTTAACGGCAGGTTGTTCAGGGCAATTGCTTCGCCCATAAAAATGCCAATAAGGTTGTCCCGATCTGAATTGTCTAATTCAGGATTTGTCAGGTCAAAGGTTATTTCACTAAAAATTGGTTCAGGTTGCGCACGCAATGACAAATAGAAAGCAGCCTGTGCGTTTGCGTCAGCCGCGTCGTGCAGTGTCGTTGTGATGATTTGTGCAAGATTGCCATAAATAGCAATTGACGCTGGATCACTGTTTGAAACGTCGTTTTGGCTATTTGCGCCGTATTTGATTGTTATTGCATTTCGGACGTCGCCCACACGAGTTTCAATGCGCAAACCAGCAGCGCGCGCTTGATTGGCGTCAAGATCGACATAACCGTTTGCTGCAAGATAATTGGTGCGGTGAGTTGAATCGGCATAACCAATGCGGCCTTGCGCGTCCTCGTATAAATAACCAAGTCCAGAAGTTGCCAATGCTGAAACAAGCGAATAAATGTCAATTGGGTCTGCCCCGCCGCCACGTGCTGAAAGGTCATAATTGCCAGGGCGGTCAATTTCTCCTAACCCCGTGTTTTGAGCGTTCGCCCATGTAGTTGTTGGGTCATAAGTCGCCCAGGTTAATGCACCTGGGACTGAAGCCCACGAACCGAACAATGCCGATTGCAAAACTTCAAAAATTTGATCGCCGTCGAAATCGCGTGCAAGTGCGTCCGTAAAGATTATTTTTGGCAAACGTGCCAATGCGCCTAATGCGGTGATCGAATAAGTCTGCGTGAACATGGTTGAACCTACGTCACGCACTTCCAATCCAATGTCCACAACGTTTCCGCCAAAAATTGCAATAAATGTGCCTGACGTGTCTCTGACGGAAACGCTTATTGTTGAGTTGATTGAAACTGGCACAGCGGTTTGTGAAACGTCTAGAAGTTGAAGATTGACATACCCCGCTTGCGCTTGCTCATAAATGTTTGTTCGGCCGCTTCGAATGGTCAGATTTGCCAAAACCGCGTCGGTGTATTCAACGCCGTCAATTTCAACTAGCCAAACGGGATTCCATTGCGTCATGCTATTTGCAGGTTAGTTGCGCCGCCTGTGCCGCGATAGAAGGAATTATTTAAAGTGTCAACAATTGTGCGGGCTGTGCCTTCCTTATCAAAAGCACCAGTCACTGTCAGGTTGATTGTTGTCCCCATTGAAGCCGCTTCAGCCTGACGGAATGAACCAGCGTTGAAAGAACCTGCAACAACGTTTGTTGCAGCGGCAGCCGTTACGGCAGACGCAACTGCCGCTGAAACACCACCACCGCCACCACCACCGCCACCAGTTGACGGTGCTGGAATGTTTGGTATTGACGGAACTGACGTGGAAGACGTTGAAGGGGTTGAAACTTTTGGAATGCTTACTGTTGGTGCGTTGATTTTACCAATGTCCTTGCCACCAAAAATGTTATTTGCAAAATTGTATGCAGAAATTAAAGCGTTAATTCCTGCAATAGCCCCGGAAATCAAACCGTTTAAAACCTTGATGACGTTAGCAATAACGTCAATGACGCCGCCTGCAATTTTGCCAGCAACCTGCAACGCCCCGCCAAGTACCGTGCCAATAACGGGCGCAAGATAAGTTGCAATGTAACCGCCGAATTCTTTGAATGTGTCAAGGTTGTCGCCAATTGCGTTTTTGACGTAACCAAACGCTTTGACCAAACCGTTGATGATTGGTGTAAAAACGTTTGTAATTAGTGTGCCAACCTGACTGATGTAACCCGCCAAACCATTTTCCTTGCCGCTGAATGCGTCTGAAAATGAAGTGATGATTGGCAATGCGTATTTGTTAATAAAGTCAATAAATTTTTGAAGGATAGGCAATAAGGCAAAACCTAAAGTTTCTTTTGCTTCATCGAATGCAACCTGCATGCGTGCGATTCGCCCTGAATAGGTCTCAGCGTTTTTAGCCGCTGCACCGCCAAACAAGTCTGTCAGTTTGCCTTGCACGTCCGTGAAGGTCATTGTCTTTAATTCAGCGGCTGAAAGCCCAATTCCTAATTTGCCCAGGGCTGCGGTGTTACCGTCAAAACCCTTGCTCAATGCGGCTGCCACGGTTTCTAACGGTTTGCCTGTTGCCGTGCTGACGTCCAGTGCAATTGCAAGCAATTCTTGCGCTTTTTCTGCGTCGCCCGTTGATCGAACTAAGCGTCCTAGTGCTGGTCGCAGTTGATCGTCTGCCACACCAGTTGCCAGTGACATTTGAAGAATAGATTGTTCGGTTGCTGCAATTTGGGCTGTTGTTGCCCCTGTGGCGTTCTCTAACGCCAACGCCAACTGTGTCTGTGCCTTCTCATCTTCAATGGCGGCTTTGACGCCTTCAATGCCTATTTTGACGGCATAAGCACCAGCAGCAGCGGCAGCGGCAACAAATGCCGCGCCAATCATTTTGCCAGTCTTGCCAATCTTGTCGCCAAACGTATCAACGTCCTGGGTTGCAGACTTCAGCGATTTGTTGAGATTGTCAACGTCACCAAGAATTGAAAGTTTAAGGGTACGACTGCCAGCCATTTTAGTTGTATTCCTTAACTATTTTTGAAAACGATTCTTCCCATTTTTTTATGATCTCAGGTTGCAGGCTTCGAAGTGTTGGATAAATAAACCAGCCGCGTGACCCGCGACCTTCACGACCTGACCACACTGGAAACTGCTTGTATTTATTTGAACCAAATTCGCCGCCGCCCCT